ATTGTTGATAGTGATGATGATATATCTGCAGATAGATTAAAAAACGCTGCAGCTACTAAAAAATTAGCTATATTTGATGCTTTTGAAATATTATCTAGAATTCAAGATGAAGAAAATTTATTAGATAATAAACCAAAAGAAGAAAGGAAAACTAAAGTTTTTAGTGGTTTTGCTGAAAAAAGATCTAAATAATGTATGAACAAACGTTATATAAAGTAATTGAACCAATTCGTATTAATACTTTAAAGAGATTAAATAAAGGTAAAAAGTGGAAATACGGATATAATAAAGAACATGATGTTGTTGTTATTAGTAAAACTGGTGAAATTGGTGATATATATGAAATACAAAACCTTAAAATAGCTTTACCTAAAGAACCTAAAAAGGTGTTTAGTAGATCAAAAGAAACTAAAAAACAACACTGGGAACAATTTAATTTACCTAAAGAATTTAAAAATATAAAAAGTATATTTGATTGGAAATCATATCCAGAAGAATTCAAAGAAGATTGGTTTAACTATATAGATGATGAATTTAAAAGAAGAGATGAAGGATTTTGGTTTACCAATAAAGGTATACCAACTTACTTAACAGGCACACACTACATGTATCTACAATGGTCAAAAATAGACGTAGGTGCACCAGAATTTAGAGAACCAAATAGATTGTTTTATATTTTTTGGGAAGCTTGTAAAGCTGATAAAAGATGTTATGGAATATGTTATTTAAAAAATAGACGTTCTGGATTTTCTTTTATGTCTAGTTCTGAGGCAGTTAATTTAGCTACAATATCTAGTGATGCTAGATATGGTATATTATCTAAAACTGGTTGGGATGCTAAAAAGATGTTCACCGACAAAGTTGTACCAATTTCAATAAACTATCCATTCTTTTTTAAACCGATTCAAGATGGTATGGATCGACCAAAAAGTGAGTTAGCATATAGAGTACCAGCTCAAAAGTTTACAAGGAAAAAAATAACTACTAATGAAAAAGTAGAAGAAATAGCAGGTTTAGATACTACTATTGATTGGAAAAACACAGGTGATAACTCATATGATGGAGAAAAACTTAATCTACTAGTACATGATGAGAGTGGTAAATGGGAGAGACCTGACAACATATTAAACAACTGGAGAGTTACTAAAACTTGTTTACGATTAGGTAGTAGAATTATTGGTAAGTGTATGATGGGTTCAACATCTAACGCTTTAGATAAAGGTGGAGATAATTTTAAAAAACTATATAATAGTTCAGATGTTACAAAAAGAAACCGCAACGGACAGACTGGTTCAGGACTCTATTCTTTGTTCATACCTATGGAGTGGAACTACGAAGGATTCATTGATATGTATGGATTACCTGTATTCAATACGCCAGAAGAGGAAACTTATGGACCTTATGGAGATTTAATAGATATAGGTGTTGTAGAACATTGGACAAATGAAGCAGATGGATTAAAAAATGATCAAGATGCTTTAAATGAATTTTACCGCCAATTTCCAAGAACTATTGAACATGCTTTTAGAGATGAAGCACAAAATAGCATTTTTAATTTAGTAAAAATCTATGAACAAATAGATTATAACGAAGAAATGAATAGATCTATTGGTGTTAGTACTGGTAATTTTCAATGGGTTAATGGTATAAAAGATACAAATGTAATATTTTATCCAGATCCTAAAGGAAGATTTAAAGTTAGTTGGATGCCAAAAGGTGAATTACAAAATAATGTAATTGAAAAAAATGGTAGAAAATATCCAGGTAATGAACACATGGGAGCATTTGGATGTGACTCTTATGATATATCTGGAACAGTGGATGGTAAAGGATCAAAAGGTGCTTTACATGGTTTAAGTAAATTTTCCATGGAAGATTGTCCACCTAGTCAATTTTTTTTAGAATATATAGCTAGACCACAAACTGCAGAAATCTTTTTTGAAGATATGTTAATGGCTATTGTTTTTTATGGTATGCCAATATTATGTGAAAATAATAAACCTAGATTATTATATTATTTAAAAAGAAGAGGTTATAGAGGTTATTCAATGAATAGACCTGATAAAGTTTGGAATAAACTTTCTGTAGCTGAAAAAGAAATAGGTGGTATACCTAATACAAGTGAAGATATTAAACAAGCACATGCTGCCGCTATTGAGATGTATATACAAAGCAATGTTGGTATCAGGCAAGATGGATCACATGGAAACATGTATTTTAATAGAACATTAAATGATTGGGGTCGATTTGATATAACAAAAAGAACCAAATTTGATGCCACTATTAGTTCTGGACTTGCAATTATGGCGTGTAATAAACATTTATACCATCCATATGCTAAAGTTAGTAAACAAAAATTGAACATAAACATTGCAAAATATAAAAATAAAGGCATGCAATCAAAATTAATAAAACAATAATATGGCTGAATCAGTTTTAAAAGGATTTTTTCCTAGTCAAGTAGTTAGTGATAAAGAGAAGATGGGCCAAGAATATGGTCTTAAGGTTGCTAAAGCTATAGAAAGCGAATGGTTTAGTAGAGATTCTGGTACAAATAGATATTATAGTAACCAAAATGAATTTCACAAACTACGTTTATATGCGCGTGGGGAACAATCTATTCAAAAATATAAAGATGAATTATCTATTAATGGTGATTTATCGTATCTTAATTTAGATTGGAAACCTGTACCCATTATACCTAAATTTGTAGATATTGTTGTTAATGGAATAGCAGAAAGAAGTTATGATGTAAAAGCGTATTCACAAGACCCATATGGTGTTGCTAAAAGAACACAATATATGGAATCAATATTAAGAGATTTAGAAACAAGAGAGTTAACTAAATTTGCTAATGAAGCATTTGGTATTCAATTAGCTGAAAATGATCCAGAAAAATTACCTAATAGTGAAGAAGAATTACAACTGCATATGCAACTTTCTTATAAACAAGAAGTAGAATTAGCAGAAGAACAAGCTATTAATACTATATTAGAAGGTAATCGTTATGAAAATACAAGGAAAAGATTTTATTATGATTTAACTGTTTTAGGTATAGGTGCTGTTAAAAATACGTTTACTGAAACTGAAGGAATAAAAGTAGATTATGTAGATCCTGCAAATTTAATATGGTCTTATACAGAAGATCCATTTTTTGATGATATATATTATATTGGTGAAGTAAAAAGTATTCCAATAAATGAACTTAAAAAACAATTTCCTAATTTAGATAATAGTGATTTAGAGAATGTATCTAAATCTGGTTTTCAAAATAGTGGAATGTATAAAACACAATCATCAAGTAGTGATTTAGATAAAAATACAATTCAAGTTTTATATTTTAATTATAAAACATACATGAATGAAGTATATAAAGTTAAAGAAACATCAACAGGTGCTACTAAAATTATATTAAGAGATGATCAATACGATCCACCAATAGAAGCATATGAGGCTGAATTTGGTAAAATGAATAGATCATTAGAAGTTTTATATGAAGGTGTTTTAATTTTAGGTTCTAAAAAATTACTTAAATGGGAGTTGGCTAAAAATATGATGCGTCCAAAAAGTGATTATACTAAAGTCAAAATGAATTATAGTATGGTTGCTCCTAGAATGTATCAAGGTAAAATTGAATCATTAGTTGGTAGAATAACAGGTTTTGCTGATATGATTCAGTTAACACATTTAAAACTACAACAAGTAATGGCAAGAATGGTACCAGATGGTGTTTATATGGATGCTGATGGACTTGCTGAAATTGATTTAGGTAATGGTACAAATTATAGTCCACAAGAAGCATTAAACATGTTTTTCCAAACTGGTAGTGTAATTGGTAGATCAATGACGCAAGAAGGGGATCAAAACCCAGGTAAAATACCTATTCAAGAAATACAAAGCGGTGGTGGAGGTCAAAAACTACAATCATTAACAGCAACATATAATTATTATTTACAAATGATAAGGGATGTTACTGGATTAAATGAATCAAGAGATGCTAGCACACCAGATAAATATTCATTAGTTGGTATACAAAAACTTGCAGCTGCAAATTCTAATACAGCAACAAGACATATATTGCAATCAGGTTTATTTTTAACATCTGAAATTTGCGAAGGTGTATCACTTAGAATATCTGATGTATTAGAATATTCACCTACTAGAGAGGCTTTTATTCAAAGAATAGGTAATCATAACGTAGCTACACTAGATGAGTTAACCGATTTACATTTATATGATTTTGGTATATTTATTGAACTAGCGCCAGATGAAGAGGAAAAACAAATGCTTGAAAATAATATTCAAGTTGCTTTATCTAAAGCTTTAATTGATCTTGAAGATGCTATTGATGTTAGGAACATAAAAAATATCAAACTAGCAAATGAATTATTAAAAGTAAGACGCCAGAAGAAAAAAGAAGAAGATCAAGAGTTACAAGAAAGAAATATTAAAGCACAAGCTGATGCAAACGCAGAAGCTCAAAAGGTTGCTGCAGAAGCTGAAGTAGAGAAACAACAAGCATTAGTTCAATCTAGTTTACAATTAGAACAAGGTAAATCTGAATTTGAGAAAGAAAAATTAATGAAAGAAGCTGAAATTAAAAGAGAACTAATGAACCATGAATTTTTAATTAACATGAAATTGAAAGAAATGGAATTAAAAGTTTTAAAAGAAAAAGAAGTAAATAAAGAAGATCGTAAAGATGAAAGAACTAGAATTCAGGCATCTCAACAATCTGAAA